AAGATTGAACAGAATGAACCCGAGAAGAAGATACCTTCAACCGCCGCAAACGCGATTAATCTTTCCTCAAAGGTTGAATTTTCAATCCAATCCAAAGCCCATTTTGCTTTCTTTTGTACCGCAGGTAATTTATCAATTGCGTGGAAACACTCATCTTTTTCTTCAGGACTTGAGACGTAAGTGTCAATAAGAAGAGAATACATTAATGAGTGAATGTTCTCCATCATAAGTTGAAACCCGTAGAAGAATTTTGCTTCAGGGTATTGAACTTCTTTAAGGAAATTTTCCGCCAAATTTTCATTTACAATTCCGTCAGACGCCGCAAAAAATGATAATATATTTTTAATGAAGTATTTTTCATTATCCGATAAATTTTCCCAATCACGAATGTCGTTTGTCAAGTCAATTTCTTCGGCCGTCCAAAACGCCGCCTGATGTTGTTTGTAAAACTCCCAAATATCATTGTGTTCAATAGGGAAGATAACGAACCTGTTGGGATTTTCTACCAATATTTTTTCCATAGTAATTTTAATTTAATTTTTGTTAAGACTGTTTTTGTTTTTGTTGTTGCTCTCTTTCTTTTCTTTTCTCAAGAAGTTCTTTAACTCTATCTCTTTTTTGTTCCTCTTTTTGTTCTTCAAATCCTAAGAATGTTACTGAACTTTCAGTATCAATTTCAATAAGTTCATTATCAAATTTACAGTTTTCGAATACAACACCATCGGAACCAATACGAGATTTAGTAATTGCGATAGTAGCAAGTTTCATTTCTTTTTGTTGTAAAGTTTTAGCCACGGAAATGATAACGTGTCCAACTTGTGCTTTCTTAATAGAACCACCCATTTGGTCGGTGGTAACCACTTCTGATGAAATCGAGGAACGGTTTCCTTGTGTTGCGGTCCATCCAACAATGTTCAACTCGTGACACATTGCTTCAAAACCTCTCATAACTGAACCTTCACTTTTCCATTCATCTCCAAGATTTTTGTCAGGTACTACACAATCAATATAATCTAAAAGAATCATATCAATTTTATTTCCCTCAGCAATCATTTTCCTAACTTGGTTTTTGATTTGCATCATAGTTAGAGTATCAGAAGGTAATTTTTTAAGAGTTAACTTGTTCGGCATAGATTCTTTAATTGCCGTAACTTTCTCCATTACTTCTTCTTTCTTATTTGCCATATCATCAGGGGCAATTCCTGTCCAAAGTGTAAAATGTTTTCTTTGAATAATCTTTGGGTTATCTTCAAAGAATATTTGTAATACGTTATAACCTAAGTTAAATCCGTGATTAGCTATTTTTGTTAATAGTGTAGATTTACCTACACCTGTTGGTGCCAAAATTACACCGATTTCCCCTTTGGCCAAACCACCTTTAAGTAGTTTGTCTATACCTGGGATTCCCATAGGTACTGGATGTCTGTAATCATCATTTAAAACATCGTCTAAATTGTGAAAAACATCCTCAGTCCCTTTATCAACCTCCCCGACTTGTAAGGCTTTACTAACCATTTCTTCTAATGTGTCGTAGTTTTCAAACTCACCCCCATCAATGATTTTTTGAGCCTTTGTCATCACTTTCTGTAACTCTTGTTGTTTACAGAATTTTAATGCCTTTTCCTGAACATAAGTACTACCCTCAAGAGGTGCCTCAGCAACTTTATTAATCGTGTCTAATACCATTCTGGCAGCTAATTCCTGTTGGAATTCTGACTTGGCAATCTGACCTAATGTTTCAAAAGATGGACTTGATTCGTACTTTTTATAGTATTCTTTAATCATCTGAATTATGATTTTAAAATACTTGTTTTCAAAATAATTTAGTTCAATAACATCAATAATTGAGCGAGCGAATTCTTTATCTAAGATAGTTTGATTAAGAAGTTGTAATTGGAAAGTTTCCCCTAAATAATTAAAATTTTTGCCTGAATTCATACTCTATATTTGTTTGTGTAATTGATAAATACTATACTGAAAGCGGAAGGCCTATATATTCATAAGTTAAATTTTCACCTGAAAAAATGTCAGTTAAACCCTTAAGTACAGTTTTTAGGTACGGACGTACGTCTACGGTGTATCTTATTTTTGGCGGGTATAATTTTGCATTGAATTGTCTATGACAAAGTGTCTCATCACCAACCTTAATAAATAAATTAAAGTGTTCTTCACCGTCAGTCATTGAGGTGTTTAAAACGTTCTCATCTTCCATAATTTGATTGATATTATCAATCATATATGAAACTGTTCTGTTTTTCAAATCTAACTCTAAATCCTCTTTAACATCTTTAATAAACTCGTACAACTCTAACGAATTTTTTGCCGATGAATTAAATCCTTTTACATTGTAAAATCTTTGTACAATGATTCTGTCGTTTAACGTAAGTAAAAACTCCATTTTCGTTAAGTCTTGCTCTTTTGTCATAATTTAATTTTTGTTTGTTTTATAATTTCTTTTTTCTTTTCGGGTTAGTTTCATAAAAGGTCTGATGAAGTTAACCCAAGCATCATCAGTTTTTGGTAGGTATTTAAAGAATCCGTTCTCCATCATCATCTTTATTAAGTTTTTATACCCCCTACCATCGGGGTCTAAACTCTCTCTATAATAAAGTTCAACTAACTCTTTCGCTTCATCAGTTATTAAAGGATTAGACAAATCTACGATTTTTTCATTAATTACAAAAAATTCATTCCCATATACACCAGTTTTAGTCTTACCTGTAAGTAGATTATTTAACGCAGTGTTGTTTTTGTCCGTTTCAAATAACTTTTCAGCCTTAGTTAAAATATCGGAAACATTTACCGTATTTTCAAGTAGCTCAGGAAATAATTTAACCAAAGTTTTCTCACCTAAGTAATAGATACCGTCTATGTTATCCGATTTATCACCAGATAATATCTTATAGGTTTTAATGTTTTGATGTGGGAATTCATAGTGATATATCTTAATCTTATCACCATTCTGATACATCGTCTTAGTGTTTGGGGAATAGATAGAGACACGTTCTGAGATTAACTGTGTTAAGTCTCTATCACCTGAAAATATTGTCTTATTTTCATCAGGAGACACCTGACAATAATAAGCAATTAAATCATCAGCTTCATTATTGTCAATGTCTATCTGTCTTACAAACATTTCTTCCAAATATTGTTTAACTCGTTCTTTCTGTTTAGTGAAAGAATCTTCCTTATACACATTAGGTTCAGAATGTCTGTTTTCTTTATATTGTGGGTATATTAGTTTTCTCGCGGATGAACTACTCTCACCATCCCAAAATACTACAACTTTATCATAGTTGTATTCTTCTATGAACTTACGTAGAGTATTAATGAAATGCCATATCCCACCAACGTGTTCTCCTTTATGGTAAAAATCTTTTACCCCGTGAAATCCTATTTTTAGTAAATTATTACCGTCAACTAATAATGTTTTAGTCACTTAGTTTTGTTTATATTGTTACGACTCTTTTTCTTCTCTTAAATCAAAATCACCATCGGTTCCGATAATCTCTTTCCAATAGTCAGCATATTCTTTTTTGTATTTCTCAATAGATGCCTTCTCTTCTGACGCTTCTTTACCTGCAATAAATCCGTGTGGTGTTACAATGATTTTACCATCCTCATAACCAAGACCATTGATGTGGTTTTTCATTACAGATACTTTAGTTCTTGACGCGAATTTGATTGTTCTCTTGTCTTTTGTTGCAGTAATTTTTGTAGTTCCAGCCCCTTTTTGATTTCCAAATAAGAAAACTAATGATGAGTTTAACCAAATCGCCTCTCCACCTTTAGCTTTAATTTTAGGTTGTCCAAATGGATTATCAGGTAATTCAACCCAAGGTTGATTAACAATGATTAAAGTATTTTCATACTTAGAATCAGCTTTACGAGAACCTGAAATACGTTGGTTGATACCCATACCTATTTTGTCGGCTAACGTTGAGGCGTTGTGTTGTTTACCGCCTTTACCTTCGTAAGTCATTTTACAAGGAACTGAACCAACTGAATCCCACATAAAACATAAACTATAATCTAACTCACCTTTCTCTTGGGCGTCCAACAATGAATTAATATAATCCGTAATTTGTTCAATATAGTCAAAGTTATTGTTGAAGATGTAAAACCCATCCCAATCCAATTCCCCTGTTGTTTCATCAACAACTTCTTCACATTCAAAACCCATAAGTTTTGCGTGTTCAAAAGACCATTTTTGTTCTGTAATAATGAACACAGGTAAAATACCTTTTTTCTGAGCATCAACCGCGGTTTTAACCAACGCAGTTGTTTTTCCCGTATCCGAGTGACCTAAAAACATATTCAAGTGACCTATAGCAGGCCCTGGTAATCCTACCGCGTCCAAAAAGTCAGTACCCAAATCAAAAAATCTTTGTGGTTTGTATTTTGCCGATGTTGAGAACTTATCCTTGATTGATTTAAAATCGTTTTTTTTGATTGCCATATGTGTCTATGTTATTGTTTCTTTTTATTTAAAATGTAAAGAACTTGGACACCTTGTCTGAGTAGATGTCCAAGTTCAGTTGTATTCTTAGAATGGCATATCCTCATCAGGTTGTGCATTCTCTTGTGGGTCTTTGTATGAAGAAGCGCTTGTTCCTCCACCCATACTCATTTCTTCAGATGAACTATCACCATAAACATAACCACCTTTTTCAGAATCCCAACGTGGAGTTTCTCCTCGAGCAATTGCCTCTAAATAGTCAGTTGGTTTTTTAGAATAAACATCTCTCCAAGTTAATTCATCATTAACCCAAGCTTCTAATTGAGTCTTGTCTTCGTGTAATGGTTGTGCATCATCATACATAATTGTTTGGATGATTGTATAATCCTTACCTTTTGGAGTTTTTGCTTTAGCTAATTCGATAATCAAATCACGACCGTTTTCTGCGTTAGTGATATCTCCTTTATTTCTCCAAATTGGAATAATTTTGTCTAACACACCTTCGTTTTTGTAGTTGTGTTTGAAACGCCAGAATTTAACACCATCTTCAGGTTTATCTCTGTCGATTACTTTGACAATGTAGAATTTTCTTGATTTGTAATTTTTAGCAAGTTCTTTGTCAGACTCTTTACCTGTTGAGGTAAGTTCTTCATAAACTTCGTTCAAAGGTGAACGTTCGTTATCGTTTTTAGAAGGGTCATATAGTTTGTTCCATTGACCACCTACTTGCACTTCGTGGAACCAAGCCTCAACAAACGGTGAACTACCATCTTTTGTTGGGAGGATACGAATACGTTTTTGAGCAGAGTTTTGTCCTTGTGGAAGAATTGCCGCGAAGTATTTCTTCATACGTTCGTCCATAGACATTTTGTTGGAGTTACCTCCTGACTGTTGTGATTTCTCGTACTGAGCTAAGACAGAATCTAGTGTTGACATCATAATAATTGTTTTTAAAATTTTAAGTTATTTGTAACCTAATAATAAACCCAATTACCTACTTTGTCAAATTAAAATCCGAAATTCTTTTTAGGTTCCATAGTGAATGAATTTTTAATATCCGCAGATGAGAAGTTCTCCACATCATCACTTGTTAAAATATATTCATTCTTACCTGATTTTTCCATATCAGGTTCTTTATCGATAAAGAAATCTGTCAATTTTTGATTAAAAGGTCCCGAATCTAAACTTCTAAGTTCTAATTTTTCTTGTGGAGTCTTTTCTCTGTATTTTTCAATTTTCTCTTCCATAGAGTTAATCTTACTCATTAATTGGTCCATTTCACCTAACTTAGATTCTAAGTTGTCTAAGTGACCAAATAACTTATCAAAATACTCATCTTGTTTTTGACCCATATCTTTTTGGGTAGTTACTAAATCTGTGATATCTAACTCTTCACTATCAGTATCTTCCATACCCTCTTCACCTTCAGGATTTCCCTCGTCGTCAATTTTTTCAACATCAGGGTCTGTTTCAGTGTCAATAGGTTGTGCCTCTCCTTCCACAGGAGTTTCACCTCCAACAGGAGCGTCTCCAACAGGAGCGTCTCCAACAGGTGCATCACCTCCTGGTAATGGTGGTGCGTCTCCAACAGGTGGCTCAGGTAATTCTTGTTCTAAGATATATTTGTTAATTGAATTATATCTTTTAATCTCTTCTATAATTTTCTTATCGATTCCCATATTCTTATCCGTTTAATAATTGTTTAACACCTGTTAGTGTTTCAACTTGAACTTTTTTATTTTTAGACATCATATGGTCAACTCTTTCAATTAGACCATCCTTCATTCTAACAGTATAACATTCGTTAGTGTCTAAATCACATACTTGTTTAGTACCATCACCCATATCTTTTTCTGTGGTTCTGGTTTTTTTACCTAAGTAATTATCTAATATTAAATTTGCGTCCATAATCTTATTTTTATTATAAATATTGCGGTTATTGTAAATGTTATTGTGTGAATGGTTGGCTAACCAAATCTATTTTAGTTGAATTTAACGCCCCGTTAGGGTAATATTCTACGTTTAACGTATAAGTTCCAGGGTTTCTACCATTAACTGTACAAGTTTGAGCTCCTGAACCTGAAGTACAAAAATGAGTAACAATACCTGTAGAATCTTTAAATCGAGCAGTTCCCACATTCTTAAAATCAAAATTAGGGTCTACAATCTGCAATACTTTAAACTTACCATTATTTTGTTGTAAATTATAAAATCCATAATTATTACCTTGTAATGTGTCAAACTCGCCTAAATAATTAATAGTAACAGGAGGTGGTGGTGGAGTTAACAAACCTAAAGTTGTTGCCAACTTCATCGCTTCAGTTACTTTATACACTAAGTTATCATACTCAGTCTTTTTATCTGTTTTGAATTTTTCAAAATCGGGAATACCCATAGTACCCTTATTCCATCGTCTAACCCAACTTTCAGTTAATGATTCCGCGTCCATCGTTGACAATGACGATACAGGACCCCATTTTGCACCAAGTAATTTATACACATTATTAATATCACTAAATTCCGCATATGGATATGAATAACCATCTTTAGATAAGACACATAGATATTTGTTTGGGGTAAAGAATTTAGGTAATTCCCCTGGCCAATCATAATTTAATTTAACCCCCGCAAAGTTATTATTGAATGTATAAAACTGATTGTCTTTAAACGACTCTAAATAAATCGTCACAAATGACATCATTTTAGTAATATCCAAATTATCCCCACTTGAGATATTATAATTAATACCGTCAATTACTTGTTTAGGGCTTAATGAAGACTGTTCAGGATTAGACCCGATATATTTGTTGTATTTAGGGTCTAACTTAGTTGAACAATTTTGAGAATCATCAATCTTACCTGTATTTGTTACCGTAGCATTATTGGTACTTGGGGCCGCGGTCGAACTTGTTGTTGTAACACTATTAGGATTTGAATTAGCGGTAGAATTACTCTTAGCATCCGTATTAACTTTTTGTTTAACCTGTTGATATAAATCAAGGAATAACTTTTTAGTTAAAGTTTGGATGTAGTTCTCCATTTTCGGTAATGCAAACACCTGTTGTCTAATACCTGTAAATGTTGTTTCAAACCTTCCTGGTGATATACTGTGATTAACATCCATAATATAATAAGGACCATTAAACATAGGTACGTGTCTTACGTTAAAATACATTGTTGGTTGTATCATAACATTACCCAACATATTAACTCTACACTGATATGACCTACTCTTATAAAAATTCCATAATGAAACGTTTTGAGTGGCAGTTTGTTTACCATTCGATTGGTTAATCAAATTATCCATCTGAAGTAATGATTCCGATGTTTGTTTACCACTATCCTGAGATACGTCAAAATAGTAAAATATATTTTGATTTCTAATTCCAATATCAACATTAAAACCAACAACTCTATTAGATAACCCCCAATCGGTCTTACCTTCTAACTTATCAGTCAATGGGTTGTCACTACTTCTTCTTAAATCAAATGAATCTGATTTAAATCTGTTATTTTCATTTTTATCGTTTTCTAAATGCTTACTTGGTTCTGCGGCATATATACAAACTAATTTTGGTGATGAAGCTCGAGTATCCACATTTAGGTAAGTACCAAATAAAGTATTACCAAATTCCAAACTACCCTCAATTTTAGGTACACTGTTTTTTTCAACTTCCTGTACATTATAATAGTTAACATACGCAGGGTGCATCATACAAACAAAATGATGAATATCCAATAACGACTCAAGATAGAAATACACAGACGCACTAGGATTAATTGTTTTTAATAAATTTCTAACCTTAAATGGGTCAATTAAAACCTCATCAGCAATGTTTCTGTTACCTCTATCTAATAGAAGTACATCTTCTAAGAAAGTTGTCTGAGTATAATCATACCCCGCAACCCAAGTATCATTTAAGGCTTTAAAACTCTCCCACAACTCAACTTTAGTTTGTTCCCCTTGTAACGCAGTATCCATAGGTTTTTCAGGTATAATGTCAACGTTTGGTAGTCCAAACCTAACTTTCTGAAATACCGAATTTAATAAAGTATCACTAAATTTTTTATTATCGTTCAAATATTGATTTAACAACGCAATAAATTTACCACGATTCATTGTTGGGTCTAATTTCTTTTGAGTTGCATAAATCTTAATTAAAGGGGCTAATGTTTGTACTGACTCAGGAATGAACTCAACATTCATATCAATAAAGAAATCGGTAACAACACTACCCGTACTAGTATATTTAACTCCATCCTCAGTTGAAAACCCGACATATGTTTCTAACGCTTTCCAACTTTCAGGGTTTGCGGATTTGTAAACTGAAAGTGTTGTTCCTGTAACCCCTGATTTAGGTAACGAACCTTCAACATAATAATTAAACGATATCTTATCTTCAATGAATACGTTAGTTGCAAAACTATCAAATAATCTTCTATTATAATCACCAGGATTACCATATTTTAATACAACATCAAATTCCAAGAAATTTTTAATAGTATTGTTAACTTTAATAAATTGTTCTTTTTTTAATGCGTTAGTTTGATTTGAAGAACTGGTTGATGATGGAGTAACTATGTTAACTGACATCATATCTTTTAATAAAAGTTGGAAGTTTTTATTAATACCGTTCGGGTCCAAATATAATTTATCAATTTGAACTCTAGTTGTTACTAAGTCACCAACTTGTTTAGTCTCATATTCGTACATAGATTTTGAGAACTTCAAGAACTCATTTTCTAGCATATCTAAAATCTCTCTATTAAAGACTGAGAACATTTCTTCATTGGAGGTGTAGGCACTATATTTACCTAACGTAAACGCTAATTGGTCTGGAGACCCACTTAGTATTGTTTTAAGGTGTTGTGTAGGTTGTGGTTTATCAACCTCAAACAAATCAAAATACCCATAATTTGGTAACGCCCAAAAACTTCTAACCGAACCATTAAAAATTGCAGGATTTGAAATAACGTTTAATATTAACTTCTGCCCACTATTATCAAAACATTCTGAACTAATTTGATTTGTTACACTACCAAAAGAAGGTACAATATATTCAATTTGATTCTTTTTATCCAATAATGTACAGTTCCAAGGTTTAATTGATAGGATATCCGTTAAATCAGAATCATTATATCCCGAATATTTGTTAATTATTGCGTCAGAAACAGGTTTTAACGTAAAACCGTTAATTGAATTATCTAACTGAGTTTGAATTCCACTATTAGTGTAACTATCAAAAAGATTATAACCTCTATAGAATAAATTAAATTTATCAATCACCTTAGGATAGAATCCTAAATTTAACTGGGTTACGGTTCCTCCTACAACAGGAGTTACACTTTGTAAAACAATGTCAGTAGTTGTCGTATCACCAGGGATTGTTAACGTATACGTTCTTTCAGGGTCACTTACAGTCGGGTCATAGTTACTTGCGGCATCAAAATCAGTCCAAACCGTATCTAAAATATCAACACCGTTTTCAACCCAATTTTTATATCTATGCCAAATAGAACCGTACTTTAAAACCCAAGCGTATGGGACTTTATGAATAGCCCCAAATTTTTTAAATACCGCGAAAATATAATCTAAATCGGTGGCAACACCATTCGAATATGATTTATATTTTTCTCTAAGAGTTGCTATAGGTAAACTGTTCAATAACAAATAAGACGCATTAACGTATGGATATGTATTACCTGACAACCAGTTATCAACCCCTTGTAAAACTGAGTTTACAAACATAGGTGTATTCATCATAGAAGTTGTTTGTTGTGCAGAAACATTACCACTATAATTTACATAATTAACTTGTCCTTCAGTTACTTGTTGTGTATTTGCGAAGTCGTCACCAGCTCTTTGAGAATAAAAACTTTGTAACCCCAATCCATCCTGTGTAGGAATGTTAGGTTTTAAATAATTAAAACTACTAACAGGTCTATTATCACTAGTGGTCGTACTACTATCAAAATTTGCAACCATTTTTTTATCTTCGTTCAACACATAAACCTTACTAGTGTTATATATGTCTCTAATCGAACCAGAAGTTTTACCATTCGCCAAATTTTGAGAATACCACCCTTCCATATTATAAGGTAATGTGTCTAAAAAATTAGTACTATTAGTTACATTACTCTTTAAATAACTCTTAAACTTATCAATATTGGTAGGTTGTGGGTCAACATTTTGATATCCCGAACTAATAACGGTGTTATCTAAAATAACAAATTGACTTTCAACCTCCTGTTGAATGTATGTCGTTACAAATTCGTCTCTAATAAATTTTTGCCAACTTTCTCCAAGACCATCATTTGATATACTAGCCAAGAATGGTACGTAATTACTCGAATTAAAACCATATCTTTTTAGTTTTTCAATTAAGAATGGGGCGTCTTGTAATAACGATTTACTAATATTGATAAACTCCGATTCCGCAATAACATCAAGAATTTCATTTTCGGCATTAGGTCTCATAAACCTTTGATAATTCGCAGGTAAAAAGATTCTTTCCCAAATTTCATACATAAATTTAGACTCTTGTTTGTTCGAAAAGAATGTATTTGTAGTTGGGAAATCTATCGCGTTTAACGAAACTCTATTAACAAGATTGGACGCCGAAGTACTTGATTGTGTATCAGCACTAGGTACTATAGTAACAGTCTTACCCTTAATAAATTCTTCCACAAATTCAACTTCAGGCCACACATCATAGAGATACCCTTTAGTTTTAGAAATAACTTTAGGGTCACCAGGATATGCAATTTCAAACTTCTCACCTTTATCATTATTAGTTTCAATAAAATATTGAGGCCAAGGATATACAGGAATCAGGTTACCGTCAGTAGTCGCCACGGATTGTTTAGCATCAACGGAAGTTGCTGATTTATCGTTACTTAATACCGCACCAACTCTATATTTGTTTTTTCTTTGGTTCCAAGCGTTTTGGTGAACATCACACATTATTCGTAAAAACGCTTCACTACCCGCCAATAAAACGGCAATAACATTTTTCAATGTAGGTTTAAAACCTAAACCACTTTTAGGGTCTGATAACCTTGTGGATAATAGTTTAGAGAATTTCTCTTGAATTTCATCTAATTTAGATGTTGCCTTATTGTGCATAATTTGCATACTGTCAACAAATCTTCCAGGTCCCTCAAAAACATACCAATTAAATGTAACATCTTCACCATCAACAGTTGCTGAACGTAAAACGTTTTGATATGACTTTGTTTTTAATTCTGTAACACCAACTTCATTGGCCTCTTTACCCGTTCTTTGTCTATAGGTTTCATCCCAATTGATTTGGTCAGGAGAAGAATTAATAGTGAACATTAAAAAATTAATCTTATTCTGAATCTCCGAATTAAACTCTTCACCACCAACTTTATATTTCCCACCATTACCGAAAGTTTTATTATCCGCCAAAACTTTATTCCATTTAGGAATTAAACCTTTCGATAAATCAGTAATTGCGGTTAATTTTTTCTTACCTTCAATAGTTTCTTTATTGAATGTATACATTTTTAACCCTGTTGCCTTATCAATAAAAAACTCAGTAGTGTTCATATACTTATAAAACCAAGAATTACCTCTAGCAAAATAAACTTCTTTTTCGTATTCAGTTAAACTATTTTGATAGTTTTCACCGTCAGTTATTGGAGCCATATCCGCTTTACTTAAACTATCTGTGATAGTCTTTTCAAGCACTTCAAGTTTTACTACTAATTCTTGTAAAGTCATCTCAGGAAAATCTTCAGGAATTAATCCCTTACTTTTATACTCTGAGTATACTTCTTTCATTTTTTCATATCCTCTCGATGTTGATTTCATTTCAACATCTTTAGTCGTATTACCAACTTGATTTTGGGCTGATTGTGATGACGCGTCTCCAACAGGGCTTAAAGTATATTTGGTTCTGTACATATACGGAATCGCCTTAACTTGTTCCATACTCACATTAGTTAACACATTATACTTATATGCCATAAAGACACATTCAATTTTAAAGTTACCACTAGCAGTGTCAAATCTTGCGTTAAATGTTTTTAACGCCAACTGATATTTTACCGCCTTACCTAAATAACCTTTAACCGTTAAATAAAATAATGGATATGGGTAATTAAAAAATACTGAATATGGTGAATTTTCTCCTTGTTCAAATAACGCCCTACCTCTAATATCCTCCATTTTAATTGTAACTGTCGGTGTTAAATTTAATGGGGTGTTAATTGAAATGTCACTAATTAATAATAAATTATTATCAATGTTATTTGAAATTGATTGCGTTTGATATGATTCTGTAGATTTGTCAGACTTAACAATTTGATTATTAGTTTCAATGATTTGATTAGCCCCCTTACCTTGGACACTATTGAAACCTGTTATTTCATCTAAATAACCATTATCTAAAAAGGTTTTATTACCTGGCTTTAAAAAATTAATTGCAGCAATTGATACGGTTTTATTTTCATAATACCCATTATTACCAACCGAAAGTCTTGTTCTTGGGAATAAATTACATTCCAAGTTTGCATAATAAACTAAATTTTCGTGTTTTAATAATCTTTCTTTAACGTTTCCTTCACTATCTATTATTTTATTTGGGTCAACTAAAACAATGTTTTGATAATCGAATTCAACTAATACATTTTCATTGTTATCTACCATAATAGAAGAAGTAAGTGTTTAGTTCAGATTCATAATCTTGTACAGAAGCTACTAAAGGAAATGGAATTGTCAATAGAGCATTGTCAGGTATGTTCCATTCCAATCCCCCATATAGTGGGTTTGCTGCAAGTATAATCCATCCAAAAAAAGGAGTCCCGTAAAATTCTTGACTTATTTTATCTAAACGGCTAATACCTGTTTTGTAAAAATATTTTTTATCCGAAGACTTTACGGGTATTTTTACAAACGGTACCACAGTTTGGTCTCCATTAATTAGAAAGTTATAATATCTGTTAAAATATAAATCTGACATTAGTTTAGTTTATTTTTTCCGTTAAATGTTTTGGTATCTTCATTCGAGTTACCATTTTTATATAAATTTTGTACTCTAGTTGTTTGTTCACCAGTACCTTCAACATACCCATTGAAGTCGAACTTTCTAACCTTACCTGACGGATACGGTGTCCATTTAGAATATTTGTCTTTGTAGTTCTCAGTTTCTTTAAATGACTTAACAATTAATTGTTCCGCATCATATTCTTCTTTATAACTTGTTTTAATATTTGTAAAATATGTTTTAGTATAATCAATTAATGTAGGTCCTGCCGATTTTGAATTGGCGATATCGGTAGGTACAACATCTTTAATAAATGTTTCAAATAAATTACCATCTAAAATTGTTTTACTCATCAAAGCGTAAAATCTTCTTTCTTCATCACCATTTTTAGGGTCGGTACCTAAACCACCATCTTTATACGTTTTTAAATTATCAGGTTTATATTCCAAATCAACTAAAGCATATGTTTTAGGTGAATTACCTGTTGATTTAAAACTTGTCATATCAGTATAAAAAGAATATAGTGAATCTATTGCAGAACTGTAGTCCCCAACTAATTCATCATATGTATTTGCAAAGGTTGAACCTGATTGAACTTCAGTAGTTGCGGTTATATTATAAATTTTCGCGGTTTGGTCAGTTTTAATATAACCATCACACTTAGTATCGACAATATCTAACTTAGCCAACGTTCTAATCAACTCTAATTGTGTTTTGGTCATTTCATTATCCGCAGATGTCAGAGCCGTTAATACATTTGATTTAGTTTTGTTTACCGCATTTTTCAAATTTTCTTTAACTTTTTTAATTACAGAATTTTGAAAATCATTCTGATATAGATTAGTAATGTATTTAAGTCCATCATCATTTTTACTATTAACCTTATCTATATCCGCAATAACCATTTCATATAATTTACTAATATTACTTTCTATAGTATCTGTTTTACCGTAAATCTTTAAATCTTTAGGTGTTGTAAATTCTTTAGTTTTACCTTCAAAATATTTTCTACCCTGAGAATATGCGGTGTAAATTTGGAAGTTATAATCTTTAGTTATTTGTTCAATTTTATTTAAAATAGTATCAATGTAAGATTGACCTCCCTTTAATAAGGACTCGTCCATTATCTTTTGATAAGTAATAGTACCACTAGTTCCTAAATCAGATTCCACTTTTTCTTGGATGACACCAATAGTAGTACCACCCTCATTAGACAAAGCATTATTTGCGTCGTTTACACCAACAACAGGTGACTTATCTAATAAAGCTCTAAGTAAATCATTATCAATCTTTTTAAACGAATCATCAGTCCAATCAGCTCTTTCGTCATACATCTCAGTATTTGCATAATAATTGAATGATAATGCGTTTTGTAATTTATCAATCGGTTCTTTCAATCCTGAACCACCAACAAAGTTAAACCCTAATGATATCTTAGCAATCATTGGTTGAACTCCAATACCTTCAGGATTAATATCAAAAACTAACGGGTCGTAACTTATCTGTAACGATGTAGGGATAATTTTTGTATTATAAAAATCACCTATTCTTAATACTAAAACAGGAGGTGCCCCGAAACTAGTATTAACCGAACTATTATACTTAGGTTTACCGTCATTACCAATCACAGGAATAGTATCACCAGGTCTTGTACATTGATGTAAGAAAGTTAATCTAGAGTTAAGACCTTCAGGTGTCATAGAGTGAAACGCTGGGTCAAAATATTTTACCTTTTCTTTAATAGTATCATAAAACATAGGATTCTGTTCTTCTATTAATGTGAAATAGTCACATTCAGATAACAATCTTCTAAGTATTTTTTTACTAATACCGTCTTTAAGTTTTTGGGTTGTCGTTATTGTTGGGGGTACAGGCACCGCGGGCTTATAACCAGGAACTGGTATAGTACCGTTACCACTACCACCTTGTGTGCTATTTTCTGGAGTTACTGTCGCGTTTGGTTTAATATTCGATTTTACACTTCGTATACTAACCCTTCTACACGCCATAGCATTAGGGGTATATATTTCATTATTTTTATTAGCAGATGGGTCTCCGTCAGAACAATTAAATGGACCTAAGCTACCACCACCTTTAGATTTTGGAGAAACATTAGTTGCGGATTCTCCTAACGATGCTCCATCAACAATTTTTAATGTTTTACCATCAACATATTTTTTTAATTTACCACCGTTCCAAGCTCTTAAATAATTTTGAACCGAAGAAATTCTTCGTTGTGATAAATTTTTATTATATGCCGCAGTATTTGGTGCCGACGCACTACCATCTAATACCAACTCAACCTCAGCACTACTCGATAATCCATCCGATGTTTTATTATTTTCAAAAGTCTCAACTAAATCATTTAAAAACTTTTCAGTCTCGGTATAGTTAAAAATAATAACATCTTTAAAGAACGTATCAACTAAAGGTTTGTTTGCAGCAGTTGCATTATTTTGGTAAGTACTTTGTTTAGCGGTATAGTTTGTATATAAACTAGCAAAACTATCGTTAGTTGTTGTTTGAGTAGTTTTAGGATTAGGATAATCATTATCAAAATAAAATCCTAAACCAACCCATTTACTTAAATCAACGTTAGTTGGTACTGGTGTTGGCGGTTTAGTTTGTTCAGTAGTGTCAGGTATGTTTGTACCAATATCTACCACATCCTCAGGTTTTACATTTGGATTAGTAATGATTTGTTGCATATAGAACAACTCACTAATTGGTATTGTGTTATACTTTCTCGCCAACTCATATATGTCATATTTCTTACATCCCGCAAAAAACGCATCAACAACACCGTTAATTAAATCTTTATTTTTACCCTTTAATTCTTTTTCAACTATTGTATTTAAAATTGACGGGTGGTCAACAATAATTTTCCAATTTAAAGTACCTGTTCTTTGAGTACTTTTATACGTGTATACTGGTTCAGGTCTACCTAAGAAATCTTGTCCTTGGAAACTTGGTGTTATATTCTCATTAAAACTAATGTCGTATGGTGGAAACCACATAACTCTACCTCCGTTAGGACCTCTTTCACACTCAGGTAAATCAAGATATGTTAAACCAGGTCTGTTTGATGTTCTCCAAGCTAAATTTTCAAGTGAGAACATATATTTTTTTACTCTACCATCTTTAATATTTGTAGAACTTGAGGTCGATGTACCTTTTAAAGGTGCTATATTAAGATTATATGTTTTATCTAAAACCGAATACGAATATCCTCGATGATTACCATCTCTCTTTTGTAAATCGGCATACGTAAAATACGGTGTATCTTTAGTAAAGACTCTACAATATTCTTTACCAACAACAACCCCTCCTTCATCAACATAACTCATTACTTTAGAACCTTTAGTAATTTCTTTATATCCATCATTAAAGACTTTACTGATTTGATTAATTGCATTACCTACGTGAGCAGTATCTCCTTCACCCGCCTCAACTAATTTTTGAGTATGCCATAGAATAGACCCTTCTCTAAAATTTTTATCAGTAGTACTTAAATCAATACTTAAATAAGATTTAGTTTGGTTATATTCGGAATCAATACTAACAGGATTACCATTTTTACCAACTTTATAACCAACCTTTGAGTCTGAATTTGCGGTTGACCAAGTTAAACCTCCCGCAAGTCCTCCATTTCCATAAAAAGAGTCACCAGCAAAACCAAATTTAATACCATCCAAACCTGGCTCGTACAAGTCCGCCAACACATTAGGTCCGTAAACAGATGTTTGAACTTCTTCTCCAAACATATTTAAAGGTAGTTTCCCCGAAGGACCGTCAACATAACTAGGGTCAACTTCTTTACTACCAACGTAATACCCCCCTTTAGTTGGTTTATCTAAAATACTGTTTAATAAGTTTTTAGCACCATCAATAAGATTACCAATAATTCCTTTATCATAGTCAGGTCCATATCTGTTAAATCCTAAGGTATAATAAAGTTGTGATTTTTGTCCTCCACCCGTGTTATTAAGAAATAATTGAGATGCGGACTTTTGATGAGTTAACCTACCAATTAATCCTTTATTACTACTAATACCAAGGGCTTTACCTATTTGACCCGCAAGGTTTAAATTCTTAGGGTCGGTTTCAAAATAATCACCAGGAATTTCTGAACCTGGAAAATAAAAACCACCAAGTCTTGCCGCGAAATCCGCGGCTCTGAATAAAATATTACCAGGTCGAGTAATAACCCAATCTCTTTCTACTAAAGGTATTTTACCTTGTAACATCTGAACGGCCATTAATGGGTCGTTGGCCGCGTTAGGTAAATTAATTCTACCCACAGTATTTTTGATTAATTGTCTGTCAATTCTTTCTTTTAACTCTTGTCTAAGAGTTTTTGCACCAAGTTGTACAATATACGAATCCTGTGATAAACTACCGTCAGAACCTGTCGGGTCGTCTTGTAATAGGATTTGGTAAGGCGTATAGTATGACGGAACAAACGTAAAATACGAAGAAAAACTTGGTGTTAACTGTTTAGTCTCCACTGAATATAATTCAATATTGGCATTGTCCCAAGAATACTTATTAGCGGTCGGTAATTCCTGTTGTGATAATGCAGGATTATACGACGGCCATCCCGCACCTGTTAAACTCTGTTCAGGTAGTGTGGCATTATTTATATCATACTCTTCAAATTTAGGCGCTAAAATAACACTACCAATTGAAAATAAATTAACATAAGGAGTACTCCATCTATTAACTGAAGGAATATCTTCTTCAGATATTGCGTTAGAATTATATGATGGCCAAGTATTACCATTTAAACTTTGTTGAGGTAAACTGGCTAAGTTTAGATTATATTGTTCGTATGTTGGTGATAATATTAAATCATTAATTTGATATAATAGAATTGACGGTAAACCGTATTTGTTAACTGAAGAAATAGTATTTTCATTTATTGCCCCCGCATTGTACGATGGCCACCCTAAACCATTCAAACTTTGTTGTGGTAATGACGCGTGAGTAATATCGTATCGAGAATAAATTGGTGTTAGTAACAAATTACCAATTAAAGCTAATTGTACAAAATCAAATGAATATTTGTTTACTGATGGAATATCTTCTTCAGAAATAGCATTGGCGTTGTATGATGGCCAAGTATTACCATTTAAACTTTGTTCAGGTAAACTCGCGTTTAACACATCATACTCCTCAAATTTAGGAGTTAAAAGTAAATTACCAATTTGTGCTAATTGAATCGTTGTAAACGCCCATCTATTAACTGATGTGATATCTTGTTCTGAAATAGCGTTAGAATTATACGATGGCCAAGTATTACCATCTAAACTTTGTTGTGGTAATGAAGTATCGGTAATGTCATATACCCCATTATTATTTGATAATACAATTGGTTGTGATTGAGTTATAGTATCCCCAAACCCACTAATTGGTCCGTACTCATTTAAATTATATAAACCGTGGAATGTAGGTCCTAAATTTTTAGGGGGGTTCTCAATTAAAGAGTCGTCCTGATTAAGAACTCCCTCATCTCTAAGAACAGTATCTTTAACTATTGTTCCTGAAGGTGGAACATAACTACCTGGCACCGTATATGGTGATAAGTTTCGAGCTAATAACTTATTTCTAAACCCTTCTGTTGATGGAAATGTTAACGTACTTGGCATCCCTTAATTTTATCTATAAATAGATAATAGTTTTATTTTTTTTAAAGTATCTATGATATTATGCAAACGCGGAAGTCGGAGTAAATAAATTACCCGCTTTAGCTTTATTCTCACCACTACCTTTAAGGTCGTTCATCATTCTTTCAGTTCGACTATTTCCTTGGTAAATTGCACTTGCAACATCAGATTTAGACAACATATCCATAACAAAACTTTCCATACCAACAGGATTTACATTAACACTGATAGACCCGTCAACTTTAACTGTACCTGTTTCAGGTATTGGTGGTGTTGCGTTGTTAGTATTAATAGTTGAATTAGGTAATTGTCCTGGTGTTATTGTGGCGTTTGGTGTTATTGTAGCGTTTGGTATCACGGTTTGTACATTAGAACTATTAACAGTTTGACTTCCCGATAAACCATTTAACGCAGTATTAATTTGTTCTTTAACGGTTTCAGTCATTCCTGTTAACATACCACTACTAAGAAGTGTTTTAAGAGCGGTCACATCAACATTACCACCCCACATCTCCTGAGATTCTGAAAAGTTTTGTGGAACATTACCAACGGCCCCTTTAATTTGTTCGTAAGCCGCTTTACCACCTGACATTATTTCTTGTCCAGCACCTGCAACATCACCTTTACCAAGTTTATCAAACGATTTACTAAGAACGTCTGTTAACTTTTGAATATTCTTTGATATAGATTCTACGTGAATTTGATTTTTATCATCAGCATCTCTTTGTAATCCGATAGTTTTATTAATGGTTTCTTGTCCTGTCGCAACTATTTTTCCAAGACTTTGAATGTCTTTAACAAAACTAGGTTGTGTTGCCACCGCCATTCCTACAACCCCTTTTCTTGCGGCGATTAAACCTTCAATATTTTTTAAAATACCGTTAGCTTCCAACTGCATTTTTGCGGGACTCGCCAATTTTTCATTAGTCGCTTTAATTTCATCTAAATCGGTTTTACTAATCTCAGAAACTAATTTTTCGTCACCAGTTGCGGTTTTAATAATATATTGACCTTCAAACTTTCCTCCCTTTTCACCAAGTTGGGCCATACCCGCAATCATTTTTCTCGAATCTTCATCAGCAAATTCAGGATTAAAGGTAATTTCCCTCATTTTTCTATCAAGGTCACCAGCATTCATCGCCCATTTAGCAACTTCTTCATTAGACATACCCAATTCTTTTGCAATCTCCCTTAACTGTCCTTGGGCCCCAGGTAATATTCGAATACTTTTAGTTTGTTCGTCAAAATATGTCATTGATTTTAATGCCTTACCAACCTCTTCTTGTAGTTTGGCAGGGTCATTTCTTGACATATCCATTAGTTTATATGGGTCAAGTAAACTAGATACTTGAACTCCTAACCTTTGGAAAGCCGCTGACATTTGAACCGCAGCATCAGGTTCAAATAATTTATCGGCTAAACCTAAAGTTTTACCCATATCAATTCTTAATAAAGATGCTTGAGCCGCCATCTTGGCCATACCTTGTACTCCTCCATCAAAGTTGTACAAAGCCATTTTACCCATCTGGCCTTCTAATTGTTTGTATACGGATTGTGATGTCACACCTAATTCTTTTGCGGAATTAAGAATACCCGTCATTTCATTACCAATATTATTAATTCCATATCCCGCATTTGCGAACATAGGAATCATTGCAGCGGCCTTAGCTCCAGCGTTTTCACTAGCACCAGCAACTAACGACCCTGCGGCATATAATTCTTTATATGACTCGGTATTTAAACTTGATTGTGTCTGTAAACCTTCAATTACCCCTTTTTGAATTTTTGCAACGTCCGTTAAGTCACCACCTAAAGCCCTAACTGAAGGTGTAGCATCTCTTAAAAGGTCACGAGTATTTTGAGCCATTTGATGACTACCCGCAAATAGTCTTGATACCGAGTTAACAGTCGACTCAACAGTTTCGATTGAACCTTTAATTTCGTTAGCAAAACCACCTAATTCTTTATTCGCATCGGTCATCGCCTTAATAATCGACTCAAGACCAGGTAATACCTCCAACTTAACTCTAGACGCCGCCTCGTTTTGTTGAGTTAAAGCATCTAAATCCTTTTGGTTATCATTCTTACCACCTTGTAACATAAATAATTTTTATTATAAATAGATTGACTAATTATTTTTTGGAGTAATTTCTTTAACAAACTGGTCAATTATATATCTCCGTAAATAAACGGGCATAGAAAGAAAGTCTGTATACGACACATTTAAGTGTTTAGTACAGACATAATATTCCCAAGATTGGGTTTCTCGATAATTAGAAGAAAGGCCGAAAAAACTCCACCCCAAAGGCTATATTCGCATATACCTCTTTTCCTGACGGGGCGTTAACTCTTCTGACTAAGTCTAGTCTTGGTTCATTTTCCTCAACAAAGTTTCTGATAAACTTAGCGTCTGATATAGGTAAAGAATCAATGGTTTGTGTTATAAACGCAACATCCGAATTACCATCAATTTCCACAACCATTTTATTTAATTTCCAAGTTTGTTTTGGGGCAATTCTACCAACAGGGTATTGGTCGGCCATTTTATCCAACTCACTAAGTTCTCCAAATGATAATGGTTTTAATTTTACGGTAGAATTTGACTTTGGTAATTGAACTATGAAATAACCCTCATCATTGGGTTTTTCTTTAGTTTCTTTGATGTATAACTCATCTAATAAGATAGTTGTCTCAAATTTTTTGTTAGTGTCAGGGTCGGTCAATGTGATATTATACTCAGGTCCGAACGCACTATTTCTTAAAAAGATAAGAATTGCTTCTAAATCCCCCTGTAATAATTCGTCAGGTCTTAAATCTGGCTCATATAATTTATTACGTAATAACGTAATAACCAAACCATCTTTACCTATACTGTCACCTGCCATTAAGATGTTTTCATCAGCTGCGGTAAGATAACCTACTTTAACTGATTTCTTTTTATTTTTGTAAAATACTCCTCCTGTAGGTAGTTTTACCACATCGTGTGGTAAAGAGAAGTTTTGTTGTCCATATTGTTGTGTTGTATCCATATAAAAAAAATAACCATAGAGAGTTTATAGTGTCCCTATGGTTAAATATAGTAGTATGTATTTTTTTATCAATAGTATTGTATTAGTAAACTAAGATACATCTGTCCATACGTAAAGATGCACTAATTTGTACTAATCCGTCATTTGAGTAACCTAAATCACCAAATGATACGTCAGTTAAGAATGTACCTTCCAAAATCCATTTCTCAACAACAACACCTGTTGGGTCTAACATTTCAAGGTCGACATTTTTCTTGTAACCCGCAGCATAACCCATACGTCCTGTAACTGATTCAGCGTGTAAACGAACCCACTCCATAAGTGCTTGTGCAGCTGACGGACCGATTGGGTCACGGAATTTAACAGAAATAGGGTCCCAGTTGAATCTACCTGCAACGAATGTTGATGTATTTAAAAACTGAATCTCAGTTGGATTAATTTTAATGTGTGGTCTAGAAGTTGATTCTACGAACCATTCGTTAATACCTAATGTAGAAGGAAAACGTAAGATAAATCGGTTCTGACGTTTCGGTTCGTACGGTATCGGCATTTTCATCAATAAATCAGCCATAGTATTTTATTTTTAA